TACGGAGACGACCGATAAACTTGGTGAACTTTAGTTCATCTCTAAGCACCTCAGTTGTCTTACCAAGATTAAATCCTTTGTTATCGTCAGTTAGACGTGAAGGTGGTAGGTTAAGTGAGTTGTAAAGTTTCTTTTTGAAATACTCAAGGTCTTTGAGTTCTCCAAGATTTTGACCGCCTGGGAGTACAGAGATTTCAGTTCCTCTACCACCTTCACGGCGAGGAAGCCAGAAGTCCTCAAGCATTGACATATGCTTTTTGTCATCTCTGATTTCACCAGTATTACCATCATAAACAAGTTTGTTGCGATAGCGGTTCATCACATCTCTAAGGTATTGCTCTGCTTTTACCTTAGGTAGATTACCAACATCAATGTAAAAAATTCTTCTTTCTGGTGCGCGTGATAAGCGATAGATAACAATCGCATCTTCAATCATACGCAACTGGTTATGTACTTTGATTGCCTTATGGAGGAAACTAAGAGTCATCTTCTTAGTCATGTCCTGCAGTCCGGAACCACAGTATGTAATAGCATCAGAAGCAATCCTTACACCTTGACTAATACCATAGTCTGATGCCCCAGATACTTGTGGCATATTGCCACCAAAACCTCTTGGGTTGTAAACATAGTAATCAATGTACTCACCCCAGTCATATTCTAGAGCACTACCTTTGATAGTATGTTTTTCCGCTTCGTCTTTGCCAATCTTTTGCCTAACTTTTTTAATCTTAAGTGGATCAATCTGCCTTAGTTCAGTGATGCCCTTATTTGGATTGGAAAGATCTATAACTTTGTGATAATATAAACGTCCATCAATATACCATTGTCTAACAATATTATGTGCGTTTAAATCAAAATTAAGAAGTTTAAGAATATATTCAAACTCATCTCTAATTTTTTTCTTTAACGTTGCCCCAACTGGTAGATTTGATAATTCAATTTCTACGGGAGAATCATTAGCATCAGTAACTAAAAATTCATTTACAATTTCATCCACAGAAGAATCAATCTCTGGATGTAACGCCATAGCACGATAACGTTTGATTAGTTCAAATTCATTTCTGGCGTTACCACCTTCCACATCAACATATGTACCAAAATAACCACCTGCTACGGTGGTTATGTCTTCATTAGAAGACGGCGGAACTGGAGATTGACCCTTCAGCTCCGCCGGATTGTTGATGAGAAATCCAAATAATTTACTCATAACATAAGGTCTATAACTGTGCTACGACCTATTTATAGAAGTAAAAATCAGGTATTAATTGAAATACCCGAAATACCAGGTTCTTGAACTTGCCAATATGAATATTGGAACTCAACTGTAAATTCTTCAATCTGGTCATTGCTGTCATAAGCAAGATCAATTTGAGAAACTGAAGTTGGGAAAGCATACTTAAGTAAGTATGTTCTCAACTTAGTTGGTTCTCCACCAGGAGCATTTCTTTCTTCCTGAGTGACTTTGATATCAACATCGTATCTACTTCCAGCAGTTCCACCAAGTTGTGAGTTTGCTGCCGCATTCTCATTGTGACTATTAATAGTATTCAACCATGCCTCAAATAGAGATCTGGTTTTCATAGTCTTATCATTAAAGAATGTAGCAGACCATGTATCAAATGTTCTATCTCCAGCAATTTTGATTGTTCTTCCACGAAAGGGAACTTCAATCACACCTAAGTTGGAACCCGGTAGTGCTGCTGACTTACATAATAAATTTGTTAGTTCTGTGTCTGGAGCAACGCCCACCTCAGCGAAGGGAATTTCTACGCTAAATTGATTTGGTTTTACACCTTGACCTATCTTACCGATAAAGGTGCTCATTGATGTAGCCATTTTTTATTTACCTCTTACTAGTTTGTTGTTTTAATTACTATCACTGACCGGTTACTTCCTGGAAGCTAACTCCAGTTCTGGTTGCGGTAAGTGTGACTGTGATAAAGTTAATTGAGCGTATTGGTTGCAGATAAATATCCGCAACAAACTCGTTACGATCAATAACACTTGGGGTGTTATTTGATTCGTCGCAAACAACAAGGAAATCTGTAACTCCTCTATCAGCCTGAATTTCAGAGAGGTAGGAATTTACAGCACTAGCAAAGCCACTTCTTGTAATGGCATCGTTCTGCTCAAAGAGAACTCCTTGAGCAAGAGCATCAACTCGCTTTTCTACATTAAGGAACAGACGACGAACATTAATTCTATCAAATGCCGATGGTGAAGAAAGTGCAGTCTTATCACCAAAGAGGGTGATACCGCTTCCACGGAGAGAGATGATAGGATTAATTCTCTCAGAATAGAGGTCGTCTCTATCTGCCTGTGATGGGTTGTATGCTAATTTAATAGCATTTCTAAGCGAACCTCTACTTAGTCCAGCAGGTGAATACCAGTCTGCTAGAGAAGCGGAGGTTGCAACGCATAGACCAGCAACATCACCATTGCAGGGGATGTAGCGATATACGTCATTGAAACGGTCATAAAGATACTTATAACCAGAATCAAATACTGCGTATGATGTGGATGCTAAACCAGAGAAGAAGTCAAGTGTGTTATCTCTAGCAGCAGTAGCGGAAAGTGGTTGGTCGTTTGAATCGAGTTGGTTTCCTTTGTGTGGGGAAACGAAGGCGACACAATCTTTTCTTTCCTGAGCAATACTGATTGCTGTATTTGCTTTAGAAAGAGTATCAGATTCCTGATCACCCGATCCACCCATAAGGATGAAGTCTAGGTCAGTAGCATCATAACTTCTGAATACTTCTAGAGCAGTATTACTATAATCATAATCATCTACTCCACCAGTTAGTGAGAATGATGCGGTTCCTAGTAGAGCAAGTGCGCCAGGAGATGCAGAAACTTCCTCAACGGAATCTGTTACAGCGGCAGTCCAGTCAATACCAGAACCTGCTACAATATCAAATGCTCCGTCAGCAAGAACAATATTTTCAGATTGCTCATTAACTAGAGTTCTGAAGTATGTGTTTGCTCCTGATGCTCCCTTACCACCTTGTAGTTTAGAGAGATATTGGAATGTTTCTAGAACAGCACCAGTTGACTTAGAGACAACAGCGATGTGGAATTCGTCTCCACTAATTCCTAGATCGGTTGCTTGCTGGGATGTACCGGGGCGAGGTCCAATCTGGTTTAGTTTGAGAGTAAATGTACCAACGGAGAGAGTTGCATTTCTGTACCAATCTTCTGCGGTTGCTACAGGAATTTGTGTGACTAGAGCATCGACATCAAATGTTACGTCGTCAGTAGTCGAAACACCACCAATGAGAGCACCATCGATAACCAAACCAGTATCAGTACCAGCATAATCCAGACCACCGCTAACCAAAGTTACGCTAGAAATATCGCCACTACCATCTCTAACTACTGTAACTGTAGCATCGGATCCACTTCCACCACTAACAGCAACGGCGGTATATGTTTCGCCAGCCTCAGCAAGAAGAGTAGTACCAGCAGAAACATTAGTGATAGTATCAATTACGCCAGCATTGCCGGGAGTTAGATCACCAACTGAAACTTTGTCACCAACTAGGAAAGCTGCTCCAGCATTATATCCATAAATTTTTGCGGTTTTGCCACCACTAAATGTAAGGACATCGCCGTTTGCGGTGCTATCAGGAACACCAGTAAAAGTTACTGACTGGTCGTATCCTCTGTCAACCGCTACGAGTTGGAGGTCATTACCCCATGAACCTTCGTTAGCAGCAGCAACTTCAGATGCACCAGATTGGGCAACAGCAGCACTGGTTCCAGCTGCTCTAGATACAACTAGGCGGCCGCCATAGGATAGGAACTCTGATGCAACAAACCAATCTTCTGCGTTTGCATCAACGGGACCACCAAAAGTATCGACAAGTTCTTTCTGGTTATTAACTGCTGTAGGGGTCTCAAGGGGACCCTTCTGGAATGCACCAGCAAATGCTGCTCTCAAAGCCTGAGATCCTACAATAGTGGTATTTGTAAGGTCCCTCTCTCTGATAACTACTCCAGGCGAGACTTGACTAGCCATGTGATACTCTCCGTGACATCCAATTTATCTAGAATTATTTATTAAAATCAATAGTTCCACATGTAGCTAACTTCTTCCTGTTGATCGCCATATGCCCAGAGGTCTCCATTAGCATCCATAAAGGTATCATCACCTAATCCGTCATCAATAAATCCAAATGGAGCCATGTCTTGTTCGATTTGATTACGCTGTTCCTCGTAGATTCTACGGCGAACATCTTGGTCTGTCATCTCTTTAAAATAGTCCTGCATTACCAACCAGGCAAACAGAACCATACACATAACTAGGTCATCGTGATAACCTTCGTCTGCTTCAAATGATTGTTTCTTTTGTATAAATGTAGTGAGTTCAGATAAAATATCATAATCTTCAAAGAGTAATTTATCTTCCTCCACAATTGCTTTAAGATTCGCACATCCCTGTTTCTTAACAGTGATACTCATCTTGACACCTAGTTGTGTTTTGTTTCCCGAGAAACCTTGTCCAACAATCTGACCAGCTCTCCCTCGCATTGCACACATAAGGACGTTAGGATATTCGAGATCGTAGTTGAGAGTTGCAGCAATACTATCACCAATGTCATTTACTTCTACCAGGATATACGGCATGTTATATTCTTTAGCAACCTGGAATATAACACTTGGGAATAGTACAGGTTTAATTGTGTTGTTTCTATATTTTGCTACGATACGATATGGCATCGTAGTGATATCATATACAATAAAAGCGGAGTAGTCTCCACCAATGCCTCTTGCGACATCAACTGTGATAATGTATTCGTGACCTTTCTGTGCTTTTTCATATACATCAAGTCCTGCGTTACTTTTGATTGGTTCTGTAAATGTAAGTGCCTGTAGTTTAGCCGCTGAGATTAGCGTATCAACTGAACCCAAGAAGTTACATTCAAATTCTTGTGTGAACTGACGCTCGGATGTGTTCGCAATAGTCTGTGCTTTCCAATCAGCATCTCTACCAGGAACCTGAGACCAATGCACTTCATTATGAACGTAATCACTCTTACCTTGAACGGAGTTCTGCCACATCTTATAGAAGTGGTTCATACCATAAGGCGTTGAAATAATGATAACCTTCGTTGATTTACCTGAGGTAATCGTAGGATACACAGAAGAGAAGAACTCTTCTGCAATATGATTTGGAACGAACGCAAATTCGTCCAAGAATAGAATGTTGAATGACATCCCTCGGACGGCAGATGCTGATGTGGAAGCAGCAAGAATCTTGGAACCATTCTCAAGTTCCATACTACCTTTGTTCCACGCAACAACACCCTGCTGCATCCACTTAGGTAAGTTTTCATATCCTAACTGAAGGCGACCCAATAGGTCTCTCGCAGTAGATGCCTTGTTTGCTAGGATACCAATATTAACGTTATCGTTAAAAATAGCGTAGTATAAAAGATAAGATACAACAGTAGTGGATTTACCGGTTTGTCGTGGTAACTTTGCGATGTTGAATCTGTTTTCATGGAAATCTTTAATTAATTTCTCTTGAAAATCCCACATCTTAAATGGGATGATACCTTCATCAAGAGAAATAATTTTCATATAATTTTTGGTAAAGTAGATTGGATCTGCTTTACATTTTAAATATTCACTTACTTGTTCTTTAGTAAATTCAATATCAACCCCAACCTTTTTGAGGTTAGGGTTGCCTAAGTATAAATCTTTACCGCTCATTCGCTCTATCTAGATCTTCATTATATCTGTCAAGAATATTTAGACGTGCGTCCCAGGTGTCTCCACCATCACTACCCTTTACAGGATTGATACAAGTGTCATCACCAAGCTTATTACACACCAAGCCAGCAAGATCCAACTCATTTCCTTTGTTCCCCGTACCGGACCAGTAGTGCTGTCCGTTTATCCAAACAGCACCACATTTTTTACACTCTTTCCTCTCAACAGAAAGGTCTGATAGTTCCTTGTCCGGCATGGCAATTCTCCATAATAAAATATTTAGTTTAATTTGTATCAATATGTTACAATACTTACTTAAGTATTGTTAATCAATTATAAAATAAATGTTAATTACGGATTGTGATTCTTGTTTTCTTTAATTTTTTGATATCCCCATACAGCGAGGGTGCCGATACCTAGACCAGCAAGACAGCAAAGAAACATGTGAATAATGTGTTCGAAGGTTGAGTGATCTGCGTGATTCATGAGACGTGAATAGTTCCTACCATGCCAGCCCCCTTGTGGGGACCACACCAGTAAGTATAATCTCCTGCCTCTGGAAATGTCAACTCAAAGTCCTCACCTGGTAACATAGCGAGACCTTCGTGTGACAGTTCGGGATGATCCTCCACAACTACGTTATGAGGAGGAAGCATATTATTAATAAAATGAACTGACTCCCCAGCAGCAATAGAAACTTCAGCAGGTTCAAAAACGAGATTGCCATTGGCACCCATTTGAACGTCAACAGCCCATGCAGGAAGTGCAAAAAATAGTGAAGCAAGTAGTCCTAAAAGAAACTTCATTTGTCTTAATATATCTACATTATGTATGTTGTTACCACTCCATTCTTACATTATTGTAACGTGGATTTGTTTTAACTTCCTGACTTATCATCTCACTAAATTCATCACAGCATTGACACCACCGCCGTCTTGCTTCTGGTGCTCCTAATGCTTTTTTCGCCGCAAAGTCTCCCACTCATACCAAAGTTGGGAACACTCCGCAGATTTTTCATTGAGATGCGGTTCAAGATACATTAGCAATTCCACGCTCTTAAAGATTTATTAATACGAGAATCCTTATCGTTTGCAGTCTTCTTGCTAGTAAGTTTCTTCTTCATTCCTTTCATTCTAGCGCAGAAGGATGCCCTCCTGGGATTTCCAACCTTCTTGCTTGGTGCTTTAAGGTCTGATCCTGGATTCTCCTTTTCATAAGACTTTCGTCCTTTTTCGTTAAGTCCTCCGGACTTATTTTGTCCTTCTTTTCTGGTCCAGGCTGATTCGTTGAGCTCATTCCTGAATTGCTTAAACGACTTCATATTTATACCTCGTTATCTACAAGTATAATATCAAAGATTGCTCCACCACCTACACCATTTTGAGATAGACCTTTTATTTCTATATCTGTTTTCTCTTCAAATCTTAAAGGAACTGGATAGTCATAGTTGAACCCAGAAGCAAATACTCCAA